GGCCCTGCTGCCGCCGATCAAGGCGCTAGCTGATCGCTATTCGACCAACACGTTCACTTCTGCCGGGCTTGCCATCAAGTCCGGTGGCAGTGCCATCGTGAAGGCCGGCTCTGCGTTTTACGCCATTGCCAACGGCATTCTGGTCACGAAAACGGCCAACACCGACATGGCGGCGCTCTCGGGCACCGTCACCAATGCCAAGTTCAATGTCTTTTGCTTCTACGTGGATTCGGCGGGAACGCTGACCTCTGCGATGGGAACCGAAGGCGCCACCCTGGCAGCCGTGGTCATGCCTCCGATCCCGGAGAAGAAAGCCTGCATTGGCTTCGTGATCATCAACCCTACTGGCACCGGCAACTTTGTCGGCGGCACCACGCCGCTGGACGACGCCACCGTGGCGCCGGGCGCTTTGTACGTCAACACCATCGGGCCGTTTGACCCGACGGTTCTCGTGTAACCCCTTCAGGAGCCAAAGAAATGGACTACCTTGCACAAATTCCGCTGACCATGGCCACCACTATCGGCGGTCTGGCTGTCGGCACCACCACCACCCTGACGCTTGCCAACGATGTGCAGTATTGCATCAAGGGCAAGGGCTACAAGAAGTCGGCTGTGTCGAACACCGCCACGCCGACGACTGACGCTGCAACCGGGCTGGCTTTCAACGCCATCGGCACCAACTATGCCGGCGCGTTTGCCATTTGCCTGGACTCGTCTGGCGCTCTGAAAGTCGTTCAGGGCTCCATCGTGGCCTACAGCGATGCCGGCGAATTCACTGGCAGCGCCCCGCAACTGCCTGCCGTGCCTGACACGCTCTGCCCGATTGGGTATGAGTTGGTCAAGGTGATCAGCACCGGCAGTTCGTGGACCTTCGGCACCAGCAACCAGGCATCCCAAACCGGCATCACCAAGGTGCTGGTGGATTGCTTCACGCTGCCGGCCCGTCCGCAAACCTCGTGATCCCGGGCGCAAGCCCACAACCCAAAGGCCCGGCTAACCCCCGGGCCTTTTTCTTTCAGGAGAACCCATGACAGAAGCCGTCCACAACCCCGTCATTCGCCGCCGCAGGCATCAGGTCGAGATGACTGACTCTGACATTGCGCAGCCGCCTTCGATTGATCTTGGCCTTGCCGCCGAGCCCAATGTGCGCGACGACATGGTGGCAGTGGAAGCCAAGCACATCGAGAAGGATTACCTCGACCGTCTGGCCATGGACAACGACCCGATCACCATCCTGATCAACCCCGGCGCTGAAGAAAACCCCGCCCTTGTTGTTCCCGTGTGGGTCAACGGTGAAGGGGCCGAAGTGCTCAAAGACAACACCTGGATCAAGTTGGGCTGGCTGCCTGTTGGTGTTGAAGTCACCACCAAGCGCAAACACGTCGAAGCCTTGTCGCGTGCCCGGCCAGTGAAGGTCAGCACCCAAGTGATCGGCGGCATGAATGGCTTTGGCGAAATGCCAGAGAACAAGTTGGTGCGCAACGCGCGCATGCTCAACCAGTTCAGCATCGTTGAAGACCGCAACCCCAAGGGCGGCGAATGGCTGCGCCGACTGGCTGCCGAGCGTTGACATGAATTTCCTGCAGCTTGTGCAGCGCCTGGCGCGCGAATGCGGGGTGCCCGGGACAGGCCCAACTACGACGGTGGGCCAGACGGGCGAGGCTGGCCGATTGGTCAACTGGACCAACACCGCCTGGAACGACATTCAGACCGCGCATCAGGATTGGGACTGGATGCGGACCACCGCCACCTGGACCACGACGCAAGCGCAGCCCACCTACACGCCGACGCAGGCCGGGATTGCTTCCGGCACGTTCGGCATGTGGGCACCGTACACCTTCAGGTGCTACGAGACTGCATCAGGGACGAACAGCGAAATGTTCCTCGACTGGATGCCCTACGAGGTGTGGCGCAACACCTACCTGTTTGGCGCCTTGCGGCAGTCTTACAGCCGTCCCACGCAGATGACGATTGCCCCGGACAAGTCGGTTGCGCTGGGGCCGATCCCCGTAAGTGGCTACACGATCACGGGCGACTATTTCACGGCGCCGCTGGATATGTCTGCCGACGCCGACATCCCAGCATTGCCCACGCAGTACCACATGGCGATTGTCTATCGCGCCATGATGTTCTACGGCGCGTTTGAGGCGGCCCAGGAGGTTTACGCCAACGGTGAGCGCGAGTTTGCCAAGCTGATGAACCGCATCGACGCCGACCGCCTGCCGCAGACAATGATGGCCGGAGCCCTTGCATGATTCCGATGCCGCCCGTCAAGTACGAGCGCATTGCATTGGCCGGGGGGATGGACCAGATTACCCCGACACTTGCCCTGCCGCCCGGCTTGGTGCGGGACACTTTGAACTTTGAATGCCTGGAAACAGGCGGCTACGGGCGAATCGGCGGGTATGAGCGTTACAGCGGCAAGCCATCGCCCAGCGATGCGGTGTACGCGACCCTTTGGGTGGCCACCTTCACCAACATTCCCTCTGTCGGCTCCACCATCACCAACGGCACGGCCACTGGCGTGATCATTGCAGTCGGCACCAACTATGTGGCCATCACCAAGCAATCCGGGGCCTTTGCTGTTGGGGATGCTTTGACAGTGGGTGGAACGCCAATCGGCACCTCAATCGCTCCGACTACAACGCTTTCGTCTGCAGTCAATGCGCAGTTGGTGAACTTGGCGGCCAATGCCTACAGATCCGACATTGCCAAGCCTACCGGCAGCGGGGCACTGCGCGGTGTGTTTGTGTACGCGGATGTCGTTTACTGCCTGAGAGACAACGCAGGCGCCACGGCCATGGACTTGTGGAGGGCCACGGGTTCGGGCTGGTCACAAGTCACGCTGTTCAATGAAGTGAGTTTCACCGTCGGCGCGGTAGCTACGCCGGCAGATGGGGCCACGCTGACCCAAGGCGGGGTGACTGCCACGGTCAAACGGGTAGTCACTCAATCCGGCGCATGGACCGGAACAGCAGCCGGGCGATTCATCATCACCAACCCAAGCGGCGGCAACTTTGCAGCCGGCGCGGCCACCCTGAGCGGCGGCGCAACCGTGACCCTGAGCGGGGCTCAAACGGCCATCACATTGACCAACGGCGGACGGTGCGAATTCACCCAGGCCAACTTCTTCGGACAGGCCAGCGGCACGCGCATGTACTGCGCCGATGGCGTCAACCGCATGTGGGAGTTTGACGGTACCACGCTGGTGCCTATCGTCACGGGCCTGACCACGGACAAGCCGCTGCACATCGCTGCTTTCAAGAACCACTTGTGGTTCAGCTACCAGAGTTCGGCGTTTTGCTCAGGCATTGCGAACCCGTACAACTACACCTCAATAGGCGGTGCGGCCGAACTTCCCTGTGGGGATACCGTGACCGGATTTGTCGTGCAGCCCGGCAGCCAGACCAACGGCGCCATGACGATCTTCTGCCGAAACACCACGTTCATGGTGTACGGCAGCAGCGCGGCCGACTGGAACCTTGTGGTTTACAACCCCAACTCCGGATCACTTGACTACACCCAGCAGAACCTTGCCAATACGTTCTACATGGACGACCGGGGGGTTTTCAGTCTGGCTGCCACGCTGAACTTCGGCAATTTCCAGCAGGCGTCACTGACCAACCCAATCCGGCCTTTCATCGCGGAACACCGCACCGCTGTGGCGGCCTCCATGCTGGCGCGCGACAAGAGCGAATACCGGCTTTTCTTCAGCGACAACTACGGAATCTACATCACTGTTGTCAACGGCAAGCTGATGGGAAGCATGCCGGTGTACTTTCCCACTAGTGTGGCATGCACCTATGAGTCCACGCTTTCCACCGGGGAAACTGTCAAGTTCTTTGGAGGCGCCGACGGCTACGTTTACCAGATGGACGTGGGCACCTCGTTTGACGGCCTGGCCATCGACGCCTATCTGACCTTCAATTGGGACTCGGTGGGCAACTCCCGGATGCTCAAGCGGTATCGCAAGGCGTCTGTGGAGCTTTCGGGTCCAAGCTACGCCAGCATCAACTTTGGGTACTCATTGGCCTATGGCTCCCTTGAAGTTGTGCAACCAACGCCGTTGAATTACTCGGCTCCCTTTGTGTCCACCTATTGGGATTCGTTCACCTGGGATGCCTTTGTCTGGGATGGCCGCACCACGCTGCCAACGGAATGCGAAATGTCTGGCACGGGTGAAAACGTGCAAATCACGCTTTCCAGCAGCAGCACGGACTACGCGCCGTTCTCTGTGAACAGCATCATTTTCCACTACTCGATTCGCAGAGGATTGCGATGACCAACCCGTACTACAACACCACAGGCACGCCGGCCACAGGCTCTCATGGGGCGTCGGCCAATATCCGCGCAGAACTGGCGCTGATCCAGGCCGGCTTTGAGCTGCTGCCAACCTTGAGCGGCAACGGCGACAAATTGATTGGCGTAAACGCCGGAGCCACCGCATTGGAAGCCAAGAGCATCACCTTTGCGGGGGCCTTCACGACGGTGGGTGCTTATGCAGTCACCCTGACATTTACCGGCGTCACGGGCGTGACGTTCCCGACTTCCGGCACGCTGGCCACCCGGGCGGGGACAGAGACGCTGACGAACAAGACGATCAACGGACCAGACAACACGCTGACCAACATCGCCAACGCCAGCTTGTCCAACAGCGCCATGACGTTCGGGGCAACGTCGGTATCCCTGGGCGGGACT